GCGCACCGGGCGGCTTGCGAAAAACACGCAATACTGGGTGCGTTCCCGTCAGGAAACGCCCGATCTGCAGGTTGGCTTCAAGCCCGGCGGCTTTTATGGTCTGTTTCAGGAGATCGGTACACAAGAATATCCCAAAATCGCGGCGCTGACTGAATCCACGGAGAACAACATCGCTACGATACAAAAAATCCAGCAGCAATATCTTTCCGCAATCGGCAGTGAGTCGGCGGAAGGAATGATCAATGAGGAGGAATACAGCGGTGAGTAGGACGAACGACCACAAAGAGGTCATCATGGATCAGCTCGCGCCGCTGTGTCCCTCTTTGTTTTATCAGTTCAGCCCCGACAGCGCCGGATTTCCGCGTGCGGTCTATGAGCTGCGGCAGCTGTCTGTCAAGGATTATCCCTATGAAAAGCACCTTTTGACGCTGCACTTGTACGACAAGCGCGCGGATGAAGCGCTGCAGGACACAGCGGACTCTGTGATCTTCGTGATGGACGGAAAAATACTCGAAACCGATGGTTTTTATTATCAATTTTTTTACAACCAAGACCGTCAGCCCGTGCCGGAGCAAGAAAAGAGCCTGCGGCACATCATGCTGACGTTTGAAACAAGGATCTATACAAGGAGTGACTTTTAATTATGCCCAGAGCAAGAGTAAGGCGCGTCAAGCCCTACAGCGGCTACAACGGTACTACGCCGGACAAGCTGCTGCTGGACGCCGGCGTGCTCTTCAAAAATTTTCACGTCGGCACCGACACCTACCAGTATGCAAAGGCAAACGGAAAATGCCTCGCGCCACGCAGAAGGGCACCGAGTTTTCGGCAAAGCCCACCTACCGCCGCATGGAGATCGACGGTGTGCATACGCGCACCAAGGGTGACACCCTGATCGACAGCTGGGATGTCTATCTCAAAACGACCTTGGTCGAGATGACCTCCGACAACCTCAGACGTGCACTCGCGGCGGCGGATATTGATACCGAGACCGATCAGAACTATGACATCATCAAAGGGCGCGACACCATTCAGGACGAGGATTTTGAGGAGAACATCACCTTTATCGGCAACATCCTCGGCGAAGATAAGCCGATGATCATTCAGGTTTTCAACGCCTTTCACGAGGGTGGCTTGACGTTTTCCGCCGAGGACAAGAACAATGCCGGCGTAGAGTGCCAGTTCTACGGCTATCTTGACGATGATGTGTATGACGATCCGGAGCAGGAGATCGAGCCGCCGTTTGCAATCTACCGTCCCAAGACAGCGGCAGCCGCCGCGAGCAGCAATTCGCAGGGAGGTAACAGTTAATGAGAAAGCTGGCATTAAAACACGCTTTTATGCTTGCGAGAATTATCAAAGCGGCAAATATCCGCGACGAAATCGTAAAATTTGCCGGTGAGCTCCATAGCGGCATGACCGTTGACGAGATCGGGCTTGAATTTGCCGTTGTAATGATTCAGGCGGCAGCCGATGAAAAGGCGGAAAGGAAGATTTACGAGCTTTACGCCGAATTAAAAGGCGTTAAGCCCGAGGAGGTCGCAGAATATGATTTTGCGACCGTAAAAGCAGACATGAAAGCCTTGGTGGAAGAAAACGACCTCAAGAGTTTTTTTCAGTCTGTCTCTGCCTTGATGTCAAAACAGTAGAACTACTGATCGGCTACTGCTGCGGAAACCTCTCTATTTTAGAGCATGCCGAGTTTTCGGAGCTATGTGAGATAGTTGATTACCTTGTCAAAAAATCAAACGACGAGGCGCTTTTGAGGGCGTATGAGGCGTCTTATGCGGCAATCAACAACATCAGCTTTGACGACTTCAAGCAACGGGTTTCGTTGAAGCTCGCGGCAGGCGGCAGGCAGCCGACGGCAGAGAAGACACACAAAAAAGTACAGCATTATTTAGACGATTACGAATGGGAGGTGCAGCGCGATGGCAGTTGAAATTTTTAAGCTGTTCGGTTCGATCTTCGTCAATAATGACGAAGCAAACAAATCCATATCTAAAACAGACGAAAAGGCGTCAAGCGTTGCGTCAACCCTCGGAAAAGGCGTGCAGACAGCGGCAAAGTGGGGCGCTGCCATCGTCGGCGGCGCCACCGTCGCCGCCGGCGGTATGCTCAAAATGGCAGAAAGCTCCGCGTCCACCGCCGATCATGTTGACAAGATGTCGCAAAAAATCGGCTTGTCGCGTCAAGCCTACCAAGAGCTTGACTTTATCTGCTCGCAGACAGGCGCCAGTGTAGATAGCCTGCGCGGCGGTATGAAAACGTTGACAAACCAGATGGACGCGGCGGCAAAGGGCAACGCGTCAGCAAAAGAGCTGCTTGACCGCCTCGGCGTATCTATTGACGACGGCACCGGCAAAATGAAGAGTCAAGAGGACATGCTATATGACTGCTTGACTGCATTGCAGGGCGTCAACAACCAAACTGAGCGCGCGGCGTTGGCAAACAAGCTGTTTGGCAAATCCGGCACCGAATTAATGCCGCTGCTTAACTCTCAAAGCGGATCCATCGAAGAAATGAAGCAAAAGGCGCACGAGCTGGGACTGGTGATGTCTGACGAGATGATCGACAGCGGCGTCGGTCTGACTGATTCGCTCGACCAAACCAAACGCGCGTTTTCGGCAATCATCACGCAGCTCGGCGGCGCATTTATGCCGATCATCAAAAAGGTTGCCGACAAGCTGCAGGACGCCTTGCCGTTTGTGCAGCAGGCGATCACGCAGCTTATGCCGATCGCGTCACAATTTCTCGAAGAAGTATTGCCGGCACTGTTTGAGACCGGCGAAACGATATTGCCGGTCATTTTCGACCTGCTGCAACAGCTGTTTCCGGTATTTCAAGAGCTGGTCACAACGCTGTTGCCGGTCATTCTCGATTTGATTCAGCAGCTCGCGCCGCTGTTTTTGCAGATCGTGCAACAGGTATTGCCGCTGTTTGTGCAGCTGATAACCGCGCTCATGCCGTTTATTCAGCAGATCATCACGCAGGTTTTGCCGGTGTTTTTGCAGATTATTCAGCAGATTTTGCCGTTTTTCATTCAGCTGGCGTCGCAGATTCTGCCGATAATCATTCAGTTGGTGCAGATCATTCTGCCGCCGATTTTGCAGATCGTGCAGACGGTTTTGCCCGTGTTTTTAAAAATCTTTGAAGCCATCATGCCGCTGTTATCGCTGTTGGCAGAGACGATTTTGCCGATCATCGCCAACCTTTTGCAGTTGGCTGCACCGATAATAGAGCTGTTGGCACAGCTGCTTTCGGGCGTCTTGGGCGAAGCGATCACGAACATCACCAATCTGTTGAAGCCGATCACCGACATTCTGAGCGGTATTATCACATTTATCACCAACATTTTTCAAGGCAACTGGGAAGAAGCTTGGAATGGTATCGTGCAGGCGGCAAAGGGTATCTTCAACTTGCTGCCGGCTGCCGTCGAGGGAATTATCAACGGTATCATCTGGGTCATCAATCAGATGATCAGCGGCATCGACTGGGTCATTCAAATCTTTGACTGGGAAATCCCGCAGATTCCCGAGGTTCATTTGCCGCGGTTCCGCGCGGGCATTGACTTTGTGCCGAATGACAAATACCTTGCCTATCTTGACGCAGGCGAAGCCGTCCTGACCGCGTCCGAAGCGGAGGAATACCGCCGCGCCAAGCGCGAAAACGGCACACAATCCCCGTTCAAGAGCGGCGAGAGCGAGAAAAAGACCGTCAACCAGACGTTTAACATCAACGTCACGGTCGGCAGCGTCGACGAGAGATTTGATATCTATGACCTGACCGATCAGATTGTCGCGCAGATTTCCGAGAAGCTTGCCGACGAAGTGAGAAAGGCGGAGAGTGTCTATGCATGATTTTTCCTATAACGGCGTCTCCTTGTCCGGTTTTGCGGGGCGTATTCTGCAAGCCCCTGTGCACACGGTCGCAAAGCGGAATGTGGAGATGGTCAAAATCTACGGCAGATCGGGCGACGACGTCATTGACAATGAGAGCTATGACAATGTTGATTTCTCGCTGAAAATCGGCTTTCTGCCGCATTTGACGGCATATAACGCACAGACGCTTGCCGAGGCGGTCATTGACTGGCTTGCACCGCTCCAAAACGGCTACTACACCTACCGTGACACGCTCAACAACGGCTATTTTACGCAGGCACTCTTGAAGAATTTCGGAGAGGTAAAGCGCGAATTGCGGACGCTGCTGACGGCGACGCTCAGATTTTCACGGGTCCCGTATTGGTACAGCGACGCGGGTGCGGTCGCCGTCACAGCGGTAAACGGCTATGCAACGCTTCACAACCCCGAACAGTACGACGCGGAGCCGGTGATTGATATTCAGTACACCGGTTCTTCGTCGAGCAATGCGCATATGTACATCAAGGGCAACGGCACCGAGTTTGCGGACATCGTCATCGGCGGTATCACGCCGACACACATTCTCGACGCCGTCACAGGGCAGCATTACCGCATGGTCGACGGTGCCAAGGTGTATTTGTCGCCTGTCTTGCCTCCGAATATCCCGGCGAATACAACCTACACCTACAGTGCATTTATTCAGGGGCATTCATGGGGCGAGGATTTCACCATGCAGATCACCCCGAATTGGAGGCGATTGTAAATGCGGCCGCTGTTATACTATTCCAACCACCCTATCCCGTCGCCCGCCCGTATGAAGTATCTGGGACGCCTGACAAAGTGCATCAAGTGCAGTGTCAGCACGCAGATCAACAGCGATTATCAGCTTTCGGCGGTGTTTTCGCCGAACGATGAGCTGATCAACGAGATTCAGAACCAGCGGTTCATTGCCGCTAAGGCAAACCCGTTTGACCCGCCGCAGTATTTTGAGATCTACGACTATTCTACCGACGAGTCGGGCAAGGTCACTGTCAGCGCACGGCATATCAAGCATTGCGCATTTACGAATATTATGAAGTCCGATAACGCGCGCGGCGCTCAGAGCGACACGCCGCAAGGGCACTGGGATTTCTGTTGTCAGTATGGAAACCTTTCGTCAGAAAACTTTTTCACTTTTTCGTCAGCTATTACGGCAACGGGAGCCATGGAAATCGGCTACACGAAGGCTGACACCATCGGCATGTTCCTCGAGGAAATGGCGCGTGTTTTCGGCGGTGAATTTCATTTTGACAATTTCAACATCGGCTTTTCCGCAAGCCTCGGGACAAAGAAAAATTATGTTCTTCGCTGGAATAAAAACATCGGTTCGCCCAAGCTTGACATCAACACGGCACAGTTATACACGCATGTTGCGGCGTTTGCCAATTTCACGGCGAAATACACGCTTGAAGGCGTGAACTATGAATATCCCGTGCAGTTTTGTTCCGACCCTAAGCTGATCAACGGCAGGTGGGACGGCGTGTCGCTTTACCGAACATTGATGGTGGACGTCACGAACCGATTCCCCGAAACCACCATCAGCTACACCGAATTTGCGGAAAAGCAATCCGCCGTCAATTCCTACGCGTCCTGGTATGCGCGTAATGGCACCCTGATCAGCGTGCAGACCGCGCCGAACGTCAATTTGACCGTCAATTATCGCCCCGCTTTGGACGAGATGTCGGCGGTCGGGCTCGGCGACACGGTCGACGTCATGCTAAAAGGCGGCAGAACCGTCGAGGCGAAGATCACCAAAACGGTTTTTGACAGTCTTTCGGAGCGCTGGACATCGATCGAGCTGGGCAAGGAAAAACTGATGTTATCGAAATATATTGCAAAAACGAGGTGATTTGATGAAAACCATCACAACCGTCTATCTGGACGTTAACAAAACGCGCGACCTCCGTCAATACGATGTGCGGCAAGGCGACAAGGACTCGCGGGAATTTCACATTATTCTGACCGAAAATGGCCAGCCCATCACGCTTACCTCCGGCATGAGCGCTACCGCCGACGCGGTGGTGCGCAATGTCATCGTCGCTCAGGGCGAAGCGCTGACGGTAGACACGGCAAACCAGTATATCGTGATGACGCTGACCGAGGAAATGCTGACGCTGGCGGGAAATATGAAAATCGACGTCAAGGTGAGTGAGAGCGGCGCTGTTCTGACAGCGGCAACGCTTGTCCTTTACGTCGGCGCGGCGGTCATCAACGAGAACACGCACATCGAACCGGGCGGCACCACCATCGGAGCGCAGATTATTGCCCTGAACACCCGCGTTGACGCTGCCGAGGCGGAGATCGCCGACGCCGCTGCTGACGTTTCCGCCCTGCAAGCCACTCTGGCAGGCATCGAAGCCACCAACACGGAAATCAGCGGCGAAATTCTGAGCTTCAACTATCAGGGCGAGACCGTCCGGAAAATCTCCGTCGCCGCCTCGGGCGCGTCATCGTCGGTTCTGACGGTGTGCGGAAAAAACATCTACCCGAAATACACATCAGGCTCCCAGAGCAACCTGTCGTGGACGGTGGCGCAGGACGGCACCATCACATTCAGCGGCACGCCGTCGGCGGATGTGATGCTGCGGCTGCAAAATCTCAGTATTCCCGCGGCGGGAAAAGAGCTGACCCTCGCCATGTTCAATAACATGACAAGCGCAAGGCTCACGGTGTTTGCGGTCAACTCCGAGAACTCCAACAACAGGCAGCTTAGTCTATCCGCAACAAACGCGACGCTTACGGCAACGCATACAACCGACATTGTCGAGATGAGGATCCGCATTCCGAAGGACATCGACTGGACGGGGCTGACGCTCAAGCCCATGCTTGTTTACGGCTCGTCTGCGGGCGATTTTGAAGCCTATAGCGGGCAATCCCACAACGTGACGCTGTCGGGCGGCGTCGTGCAGGAGGATATTCCGCTGCATAACGGCGTCAACACGGTGTGGGCAAGCAACGGAGATACGGCAATCACGTTTGCGGGTCAGTCAGGAACCGTGACGGGGTATGTGGCGGCGCAAATCAATTCCATACAGAATCAGTTTTACCGCTGTGCGGCATCGGGCGGTGCGAAATATGTGTATGTCTATTTCAAAAGCGGCGATTATTATGTTTGCTATGAGCTGCACAACGTTCCCTCTGCCGCGTCGAACAGCGACACTTGGCAGCTCGGTCACACCACCGCCTGCAAGATAGCCTCCGACGGCACGATTTCCGATGTTGTGGAGCTGATCGACGGCGGCGAGTACGAGCTTGCCATGCGTGAAAACGGTGCGGCGGATTACTGCGGCGGCAACAACCACGGCGACGAAAACACGGTCACGTTCAAGCTGTTCGCGGACGGCAAGCAAATCTCGGACTTTAGCGCGGCAGCGGACGGGAAACTCAGACCCTTCAACAGAATCGACGCCTTTGATATTTCGCTGGTGGACAGGTGCGACACGCCCGGCGACAATATCGCACAGCACCAAAAGCACTGGACGTTTGAAAACGGCAAGGTGGAGGTGCAGCAGTCCTTGAAGTTTTTGCAGAATCTCCGCCTTGATGTGGTGCTGCTGTGCATGTGCTGTGCGCGCCGCGACCAATTCCCCTACGGCATCCGTCAGGGCGGCGTTGCGATCGAGGACATGTCGAGCGGCGGTTTTCCGCATCTCACGACCCGCAGCAATGATATTTCGTATTTCTACTTTGGGAACAACGCCACCATGAACATCAAGGCGAAAACGGACAGCCCGACAATTTCCGCTCTGTTCATCAACGACGTGACCAATGCGCAGCGGCAGCAAAACAAGCTGTATTACGGATATTATCAGGCGACTAACAGCGCCAATCCCACCTCCGTCAGCGCAGGCGACGTCATTCAGGAAACGTCGGTGTATGATATTGCGTACATGGCGGCGACCGAATAAGAAAGGAAAATCAGCATGAAAGACTTTTTACAAATCCTGTTTGCCGGCGCCCTCGGTGCGCTGGCGGCATATTTCAATGTTTTGCTCATTCCGCTTTGCGTGCTCGTGGCGGTCATGCTCGTGGATTACGTCACGGGCATGGCGAGCGCCGCCTACACCAAGAAGCTCAACAGCCGCGTCGGCGTGCTCGGCATCGTCAAAAAGGCGGGCTACCTCGCCCTCGTCGCGGTCGGCATGACCGTCGATTACCTGATCGTGTCGGCGCTCGTGAGTATCGGAATCAATCTGCAAATCAATTATTGTTTCGGCATGATCATCACGATCTGGCTGATCATCAACGAGCTGATTTCGATTCTCGAAAATCTCGGCGAAATGAACGTGCCGCTGCCGCAGTTCCTCGTCAACATCATCAAGAGCCTGAAAAACAGGGTCGAGGACACGGCAAACGGAAAGCAACATACAGATGACAAGAAGGAGGGCTGACTATG